GAACACACCTGCGGAGCCGGGGGGCAGGGTCAGAAGCACACCTGGAGTCAGCAGCACAAACAGAACAGCGGGCACAACCAAATCAGCCGGCTTCAGGGACACCTGGAGCACGAAGCGGGCCAGCAGATAGTACACCAGTGCCAGCACCAGGGCATGCACCACCACAGTCTGGATGCCGTAGTAGCCAGTGCCTGGCAGCAGACTCAGGGAAGGCAAGGCCAGCAGCAGACCAGGGGTCAGCAGGGCAAACAGGACTGCGGGCGTAAGAACCTTGGGACCAGTGATGTCAATCGGCATTTAATATCTACAAAGAGAAAAAACGGACAAACTCGCAAAAGTTATTGAAGCTGGCGGTCGTCAACAGGGTGTTGTTCATGCCCCTGTCCTGAAGGTAGGTCCGAAGGCTCATCCACATATTCAAAAGATCCTCACTGTGCCAATCCTCCCACGATTGTGGATCCAGAATGAGCTCTTTGTCATCCGACTCGTCGACATCCTGGGGCTCGAACGCATCCTCGGCGTACAGGACATCATCGCGATACTCATTGTTCAGGCCCATTTTCTTACAGAAAGAGTGTCTGTCTCCTTTAGGGGTGCGGCGTCGAGGATCGCCTGGAAAGCGCCTTCGACTTGTGTTTCGTTACCACCAAAAAACGAACGAAGGCCGTCGATGATTACTTGTCTGGTTATACTACCACGGCTGCTTTTAGATGAAAGTGAAACCTTCTTGTCCTGGATCTTCACCTCCACCTTTTCACCTTCGGTCGATTGGTTTTTCATAAAGGTCTGAACAAACACTTTGAGTTCCTTCTCGCGTTTGTTCAGAACGCTAATATCAGCCCGAGCCGCCTTGAGCTGGGTCTTGAGCTGGAGCCATTCCGTCATAACTTCTTTAATTTCAGAGGTCATGATTACTTTTTATATATGTGTTTTCTTTAGGCGCTTACTTGTACTCGTTCTGGATCTCAAACTTGGGACGCATGGTATCCGGGGGGATGGTCGACAGGTTAAAGATGCTCACTGGGTCCCGGGGGTTAATGGGCTCGGAACGAACGTCACGGTTGGCATTACGCAGGTTACCACCCAGCGTCTCCGGGAAACCAATCTGGGCACGGGGGTCCAGGAAGCTCTGGCCGGCCAGAATTGCATCCGGGCTGAACTGACCAAAGTCCTCGGTCGTCACCACCTCCTTGGGGATCAGGCCGACGTTGGGGTCGGTTGGCATCTGACCAATCTTAAACGAGCCACCGTCACCGCTGAGGGCACCGGCGAACGACGCAAACATACCGTCAGATACTGAACTGCCGGGCATCATACTGGATGCACCGTCGTTCATAGAACCACCCTGAGCAATCATGGGACCACTGGTGGGAAGCAGGGCCTGACCCTGGGGGGCAGCCTCGAAACCGCTACGCTGGGGCATCAACAACATGAACGCAATCAGGGCCAGCAGAATCAAAATTGCGAGACCTTTACCGTCCATATTTATAATGGACTGCGACTTTTTTTACAGGTCGACGTCATCCTCGTCCTCGTCCGCTGGGTCATCCTTGAAAAGATATTCCCGCGGAAACTTTGTCTTCGGGACACCCTTGACCCGCACCTGAATAATCTTCCACACTGGCTCGAACGCCCGCTTGGTGAACACGAGCCCGGTCAACTCAAGCCAGGTATCAACCGTTACAGTACCGGTCAGTGTTCCTATATCAACCTGATTCTTTTGTGTATCGTACACAGTCGTCACCACCTGACCCTTGATTGTCGCAAGGGATGCCGACAGCTCATTCTCGGGGTTGACGCTCTTCTGGTAAGCAGACCGCACCGTATCATCAGAAATCTCCTTACCGAACCAGACCACCTTGGACTCTTTCGCCTGTGACAAAATATGCTCATCAATATCCGAGAAAAGAGTCGTGTCCCCTGGGACAACCAGGTTCACCTCACCACCATCCCCAATGGTGAGCTTGAGGCCGTTCACCTGGTGCATTACACGACCCCCATCCTCCTGAGTAACTTTCAGAAAGTAACGACCGTCTGCAAGCTTGGCCGGCTGAGAGTACTGCATTTCTATCCTGAAAACATTTCAAACCTCTAAGTAATGGCAGGGACTATATGTGGTTCTCAGTATACTGGAAAAAGTTGTGAATGTCGGCTTCAGGTGACACCTGGTCGGACACCAGCTACAGGCGAGGCGGCAAACCCGTCTCGCATTTGTTCGTTTGTTGAATACGGTGTACAGTATCCATGCGACCCTGGGTGCTGCCCGACCGACTGTTCATCTACTTCATCAGAAACCACTACAACCACAACCACTACTACTACACTCGTTAAGAAGTATTGGTGGATCATATTGATTGGGATTCTATTTGGTCTCATGATATTTGGATCATTTGTATATAGATCGACACGTAAAAAATAGATGTACCAAGTAATGGACGTCTCAAAGACGGTGGAGTATCTCAGGGACACGACCGTTTATGGGCCTGTCAAAATGTGGCACGTAGTACTCTTCATGACACTCGGGCCTACCCTGACGTGGCCGATGCTCATTATTTTGATGGTCTTTTTGATGTACGAAAACCGAAACGCAGTTAAAGACGTTCGTGGTATGTTTGGTATCAATGGAGGCAACCAACGAACTGTTTCTGACTCTGCAGGCGGAGATCAAGGCTCTGCGCAAGGACCTGCGCAAGGTGAAGTCGCTGCTAGAGGACCCGACGGGGGAGAAGTCCAAGGCGCGGGCTTCGAACAACGGTTTCAACAAGCCTTTGGAGGTTTCTGAGAAGCTGCGGGCCTTTCTGAGTCTGGCGGCTGACGAGAAGATTTCTCGCTCCCAGGTGACCAAGCGCATCAACGAGTATGTGACGGCCAAGAATCTGAAGGCTGGTCAGGTGATTACCCTGGATGCGACCCTGAAGGACCTGCTGTGCCCACCAGAGGGCACCAACGTCACTTTCCTGAACATCCAGAAGTATATCAATCACCATTACATTAAGGCGGTTGTTGAGCCCAAGCCGGCTGCTGAGCCCAAGCCGGCTGCGGATGCGGCTGGTCCAAGCAAGAAGCCACCGGTGAAGAAGAAGTAAGTGGTATAAAACTTACGACATACAAAATAAGAAATGCTCAACCCTCCGTGTAATCAATGTAAATTCTATGTACCGAGTGTAAATCCAAAGTTGTCCGGATACTGCACTCGTTTCATAGCTATGCGACCCGAGCAAAAGATGCCCCCGCACGAGTTTGCCTTCATTGCTCGCATGCATAACACGATGTGTGGCGATGACGGTCGACTGTTTGAAAAAACAGATGGTGATAAAAAATTGAATTGAGTAATTTAAATATGTACGATTTTTTACTGGGGTTGATTCTAGGTATGGTGAGTACTCGTGTACTTTCAAAGAAACGTCCCGCATCCAAAGACTCGAGTGTTCAGGTTGACGAGGTGCCGATTGTACACACTGCACCCATTCCCATATCGCGTCGGGTTTTTGTGCCCGGTGCGCTTTCAAATTTTTGGGGAAAAGATTCTTGATGTTGAGTATGACGAAAGAGGTGATACACGTCAGACGCGCCGCGCCGCCGCACAAGTGGCGTGCGACGTTTCCGGACGGAAGATCGGTCAACTTTGGTCTTCGTGGATACTCGGACTACACTATTCACAAAGATCACAGTCGCATGTTACGCTACCTGACACGACATGTCAAGCGTGAAAACTGGAGTCCGTCTGGTCGATACAAGGCGGGATTTTGGTCCAGGTGGCTTTTGTGGTCGAAGCCCTCGCTGAACGGTGCGGCGCGCCAGACGGAGCGCGTCCTCAGCGGAAAGTATCGGATAAAGATAAATGCACTGGCCCGCTAGGTATTTTAGCGGACTCAGTCCCGCCATGAAACTCCGGCGTCAAAAAGAACTTTTGAAAAGACGCGTCGTCCCGTACAGTAAGTTGCGTATGGGTGCGACGGACGCCGGGGGCACTCGACGACGGTCCCGGTGGACCCTTTTGTTCCATAGGACGTATCCGGAACTCAAGTTTAACAAGAATGCGATTGCTCGCCGGACCGGAATCAGTCGTTCAACACTCAACACAGTGTACGACCGAGGACTCAAAGCATGGAAGACGGGCGGCAGCCGTGTCGGTGCGACGGCCCAACAGTGGGCTATTTCTAGAACTTATAAATATATTTTAATTACAAAGAAAAAAGCTCCTATCAGTTGGTATAAAGGACGCTATGACCCTGATAATTATTTAAGGAAGCAATAAATTCATGTTCCCATATAACTATTAAATTATATCCTAAATTTCTTATTTTTTGTTCTCTTTCAAGAGTATTCTTATATATTTCACCCCAAGTACCTCTTTTACGTGGGTGTTTTTCATTTTCATTGTATCTAGAAACTGAAGGATGTGCGTGCCAGAACTTGAGGGTCAATAAGAATTGAATGTAATAATATCTCTGAAACACTTGGGAATTGCAAGGCTGATTGGTTTATAAAGTGTTCTGAACACAAAACCTGTGTTGACAATCCGGATTTGTTGAAGAAGTTTATCGTCTTGGGTATAGTCAACCACTTCTTTGACAATTTTCAGAATAACTCTGAACAATTCAATATTTGTCAAAGGTACTCGGTTCATGTCGATTCGGATAATC